AGGGTGTATTGGTCAGGTTGGAATACGATCGATGAAGACATCAATATGGGAATTCCTGCTGGTGGGTGGCATGGTACTTGCAGTATTCGGCCTATCGAGTCTGGCGGCGTGGGCATTCGTAATCAATCCGTGAAATATCGGGCATAGGAGGGGCAGATATGCGTATAAGAATAAAGAACGGGAATTGCTGGTATACGGACGAAGTGGGCAACGAGTTCGACGTTATTCGTATGATGGATGGCGCTATCGGCATTGGGTATGTCGTGAATGAGGGCAGCGATGGCGTGTATTGGGTGGACATTGGGGACGCGGAGGAGATTTAGATGGGCGACGAGATGATAGTTCTAATTAAGGATAGGGGAAGACCAATAGGCCGTATGGGCGCGATCGTCGATGATTTCTATGAGGACGGGGAAAAAGTCGGCTGGCGGGTCAGGATTCTGGGTACAGATGAGTTAGTGGATGCATATGGCAGCGAGGTCAGTCACGTTCGTGGGCTAAATATCGGGCATAGGAAGGGGCATGTAAATGAGCGGCGATAGCATCCATACGACAGTAATAAAGGTAGTAGTACAAGAGAACGGCATAATCAGAGATCCAAATACAGGGGAGTTCCTAGGTAGATTAGCAGACGGAGTACCATACCACTGGATATGTCAGGCGAAAGAACTACAAGACGGATTAGAGCAAGACAAGGATACCGAGTCCACCGATTAGTAATCCCCGTACTTAGACAGACTATAGAACCCATAGAATCGATCACCCTAGGTCACAGTGATACTGTGGCCTTTTTGCTGTCTCTCCGTGATACATGTTAACAGTATACCATCCAGTGAGTATTCCTTACATCAATGGAGGTGGCCGAAATGCCCGCAGAGTTTACGAAGAACGACACTTTGGAACGTAAAGAAGCATTTGAATATTACTACTCATTAGGTGAGGAAAGGTCACTGCAAAAGACAGCCGAATTCACGGGGAAAGGCTTCGCCACTATTAAGCGGTGGTCTAGGAGTCTAAACTGGACGGAGCGCGTCAAGCAGCGGGATCTGGAGCTTGCATCCAAACTGGAGAAGAAAACAAACCACACGATCCTGACATCGAAGGTAGAATATAGAGGCGCGATCCGCAGTCTAGTAGAGAAATTCAAGGAGGATGTGGCGAATGGCGACATCAAAATCAAGTCAGTACAGGACTTTGAGAAGATCGTCCGGCTAGATATGGATCTGATGGGAGTAGATATGGGTGAGGACGATGGCAATATGCAGTCTCTGGCCGAAATTCTCAAGGCATCAGCAGGATTAATCCAGAGCGCGTCTGGTGGCGATATAGGGGGTGCAAGAACAAACGAGTAGGAGGAATGGACATGTTAAAACAGAAGGTACATGCAATAGCGAACAATCGGAAGCAGTGGTATGTGGTAGTTGTGGCAGACAAGTATGCAGCGGTGCCAATAAGGGGCGGTACTGGGTATAGGCTAACTGAGATCACGGAGGACGCAGCGAATTCGGGTGTCGGTCTGGCACAGTCTGAAATGGCCATCACTGATTGGGGTATTGCACATGTCACCGCCAAGGATCTAAAGGGCCAGATATTCGAAGTGGCAGATACTAGTATCACCAGTAGGAGTGTAACACCGTGGTCTCCACCGATGGCGTGCTCGTCGGAGGTGAAATCTTGATGTTCATTCTAGTGTTCGATGCCCCAAAGGAAAAGGGTAAGATGCGGTCGTACGAAACCATGCGTAGTCTGTTGGATGAGGCAGTCGATATAAGCTCTGGTAGACGGGGTGACGGGCAATTATCAGTCAGACGCCTGATGGAGGTCACTCAGAATGGCAAGGTCTCGCATTTGAATTTGGTATTTGAGGATGGGAAGATCCAGCTCAAGCGGGATGACACGCCAGAGCCTACATTACGACCGCCACTGTCATGCTATGGGGTGAATGAACTGGTCGATGAATTAATGAAGCGTGGCAGTGTCGACTATCTGAATATCGATCGCGGTGAGGTGTGCACTATTGGTAGGACACCAAGTCGGAAGGGTGATCCTAGGAATTTCCTAGGTCCATCACTCGTGCTAGTCGTCGATCAACTGCAACATCAGGGGTAGCAATGGGGGCAGCTAGTCTGCCCCTTAATTACAAGAGGGGGTATACACGACATGTCGAAGTCTCTATATCAGACTATGACTCCGCTGCAACTGGCTGGTAAATTGCGGGCCACCGAGGGCTGGGTGACGAAATTCAGGAAGAAAGCAGAGTTCTGGGAGGCAGAGGCACGCAGGTTAGGTTCCACATCTCAATACAAGATCTATGACTTCTCTGGCGATGGCCATATCACTATCGGTCCGCAGCAGATATCTATGGAACCGACCACCGAACTATTGAAGGAAGCGGATATCGAAGTGTCCTATGTGTCGGAGTGGTCAGAACCTATGCCACGGGACGCATTCGCAGCACTCAAGGGTCTGGTACTTGAAGATGTTCCACGTGAAACACCTCAATCAGTAAAGGTCATCGTCAATCCGACGGTCGAGGAGACGACCAAGCGTAGGTTCGATGTCTCCCAGTTCGAGCTACCGCCAAACTTCCGTATTGCGCCACATACAGCCAAGTTCGGCCCTATCCACTACCGGAAGTGTATCAATGTTCTGACTGGGGAAGTAGGTATTATCAAGCGGGGTATTAAGGCTGCGAAAGGGTCGAGATATCCACACAAGGCATATTGCGTCCTTTATGGTGAGTCGAATGAGTTCGTGTATGAACTGTCCAAGGACATCTGGATCTTGGAACGGATACGATAGGCCATTATACCGATTGGGATTATCGACCGATATAGGGGTTATCAGGGGCGGCTAATCTGGTCGCCTTAATCCTTATCTGGAGGCGGGAATATGGCAATGGGCACGAAGTCGTACATAAAGAGCGATGACAGGGAGAATAGGGGTATATTCAGTGAGATCACCAAGCAGGATTTGGTCCTCATTCTGATATTGGTTCCCCCAGCGACAGGCTTGATGTGGGGATTCATCAGAGTGGCATGGTTCGTATTATCGATGATAGGAGATGTGGTAGGATGAATACCGATCTGGGTATAGTGCTGTCGGTTTTGGCCGGAGCAATAGGTGGGTCGCTGCAATTATCGGTGCGGGAGATCATCAGGAAGCGCAGGAAGAAGGCCGAAGAGCCAGTGGAATTCACGATGGGGCCAGCGGTCGATTCTGATGTTGAAACACCGGAGGATACAAAGGAGAAGGTCCGTACTGCGCTTTTCAGCACGCATGGTAGCCTGTACGATGCGCATCTGCGATATGTGGCCAGAGTGGGCGCATTCACCAACCAATGTCGAATGTTGGGCATGGACGAAAAGCAGGTAGACCAAGCATTGGTCGATGTACGACAGATGTCGGAACGTACGCATTTCTCATTTGCAGCAGCGTTAGAAACTACGATAGACCTGATCAGATGGCATGGGGATGGGTATCGTATCGTGATGAGGAACATGAGGTATATCGAATGAGGGCACGGCAGGTAAGGATTGAGAAGAAGATCACTGAGGCACCTGTGTTATCTACGGGTGCCACATTCATACACGATAATACGAAGTACAAATTGCTGACGATACAGAGGATAGATGTCGATTATAAGCGTGGCATAGTCATTATAGTTGGCACTGGTCGACCATTAGCAGGTTATCACGGAAGGGTGAGTGGACGTGAGCGAGGAGAAATGGTGGGATTATCAGTTAAACGTTCGGTGCTGGCCAGCCCGATTGGGGATTGACAAGCACTGGAGCGAGGCAGATTGGGACATGGTCGATCAGGTCAGAGACCAGTACCCACAGGTGCACATCGAGAGAGGCTATATGCTGGAGTGGGGCACTAGGGAGTACGGTGAATGTCCAGAGTATGGGGAATCACCAGTCGAGACGATCATAGTCAGGCCAATAGTCAAGTGGTATGGGAGGTTTAGCCGTGGGTGAAATAGCAGATCACTACATCGACAAGATGCTTGGGTTCGCCAGCAAGTACAACGAGATTAGCGGGGCGCGGGGTCGGGGGTATCGCAAGACCCCACCTGAACGGATGGTGTGGACGACAGCAAAGGGGGATGTACTCCTGATCGACGGCATGGGGAATACGCATATCCTAAACTGCCTGCACTTGATCGAGAGGGAACATGGCTACATAGGGCCGTTGATCCTCAATGAAGCACCCACTTATAGGTACATGGTGGACACCCTGATAAAGCGTAAGGCGCTAACTGGAGAGTATCTCTTCCTGACTATCTCAGAGAGACTTAACACCAGAATCCAAGGAGGCTAACATCAATGGCACTAAGACCAGATTCTCCCGTCGGACAGATTGCAGCATACGTAGAAGGACTCGAAACTGAAGTAGCGGCCTACAAAGCAGAGGTAAAGAAGCTGGACGCCGAAATTGTTAGTTTAGAGCAGGAGATCATGATGCTGGAAAATCAGCCAACTCCAGTGGTTACACCAAGCTGGGAGGTAAAGGCAGACACTGTCATAGCAATTGCTAAAGCATTCGATGATCTGAAGATCCCGTACGTTTTCGGCGGTGAAACGATCAGTGGAATGGATTGCTCTGGATTCGTCCAGTTTATCTATCGGCAGGTTGGGGTTGAGATGTATCGTGTCAGCAAGAACCAAGCAGAGCAAGGTGAACAGATAAACAAGAAGGACAGTAAGCTATGGCGCAAGGGCGATTTGGTTGCTTTTGATTATGATAAGGATGGCGTAGTTGACCATATCGGGATCTACCTAGGCAATGGCACAATGATCCATACCAACACTCCGTCTACTGGCATCAATATCAAAGCAGTCAACCACACGACCAGCAGCCTAGTGAGCGTGAACCGTGTATTAAAGTAGGGAGGTGTGGGTATGAGTGACGCAATGGAAGACCGCGATCGCAATTTCAGGGAGCTTCGTCGTGACATCGCGGACTATGTGAATGGATGCGTAGCTACTAGCAGGACTCCATCCGGTTCTCACTTCACGGTGGTATATCCCCGTTGGTCAGGACTAGGCGTGGACGGTATGCTGAGCAACGCGCAGCGCGAATTGAGGATGGCGGCAGTGAGATCCATGATAGGGTACACTGACCCATTGCTAGACGAAGTCGAGTGATCGATATAAGGGCCGGAGGTGATAACGATGCCTAGAACAATCAGGCGGTCGGTACCCTATCGGCCCGAACCTGTATATAACTATCAAAAATGCGCATTCTGCGAGGGAGCAGTAGATCCTGCAGATCTGGTAACGAGGCCCATCGGTGGCACGTTTTACTTTGGACACAGGCAGTGCTTCAATGGCAGGACCGACATAGAGATAGCTAGGATTCAGCAGATTGTCATGGAGGTGGACTGATATGGACAGATTGATATGGCACATCGATAGGTGGATGTGGCGATTTGAGGGATGGGTAAGACGTAAGCGCAAATGGGCCAAACAGAGGATTGAAGAGATAGATCTGGAGGTGGACTAGGATGGGAAAGCAATGGCAGGAGTACAAGATCTTCCTAAAGGGTGCGGATAGTCCGATAGTCGGCCAAATGACGATGGACGCCGTGCAGGAACTACGAAGCAGGCTACGCCTCAGCCCACGGGATATGAACTGGATACCGGAGATGGTGTTCACATTCGACGATGCAGATGGGGATATAGTCATCGTGAAAGTCGAACAGATCGCAATGTTCACATACCAGCCTGCAGACGATAAGCCAGAGCAGCAGGTGGGGTTCCTATGAGGAACAGGTATGCAGGTGTGTGCTACTACTGCGACCAGAGGGTAGAGGTTGGGGCAGGGCACTTCGAGAGGCATAAAGGTGGCTGGCGTACGATCCATGCATCCTGTGTATTTGAGCAGCGGAAGGTTAAGCGCGAGGCCAAGGTACAGGCAGAGCAGGCATGGCAGAGAGTACTGGAGATGACAGGCAATGGCTAAGATCAACTGGTCTCCATTCTCCGCCACCGCACTCAAGTCGATATATGGGTGTACGGGATTCATTAACATCTGGGAGGGTGCGGTCCGGTCATCCAAGACGGTCGCATCCATCATCGCATGGTTGGACTTCATCGAGAACAGTGAGCATCACGATTTTCTCATGACAGGCAAGACAGCAGACACCCTCTATAGGAACGTGATCGGCGGGCCAGTGGGTATCATTAACATCATGGGCGAGAAGAACGCCAAATTCCTCAAGTCTGCAGAGGGTGGGGCGAAGCTCGTACTCCGATTCAAGAATCCGGACCAAGAATCAAAGAAGAAGTGGATCAATAAGACCTGCTACTGTATCGGTGGTAATGATGAGAAATCAGAGGGTCGGGTACGGGGTATGACGATCGCTGGGTGGTATGCCGACGAGGTGACGCTCTATCCAGAGTCATTCACCAAGCAGTGTATCAACCGGATGTCGCTATCTGGGGCGCGGGCATATTGGACGTGTAATCCTGATAGCCCATATCACTACATCAAGACCGAGTTCATAGAAAAGGCCGTGGAGAAGGACTACCGCGTTTTCCATTTCGAATTGGACGACAATCTGTCTCTGGATGACCGATATAAGGAGAATATCAAAGCGGCATACTCCGGCCTTTGGTATAAGCGGATGATTCAAGGTTTGTGGGTTATGGCCGACGGCGTGATCTATGACGGCTTTATTCACAGCCCAGTGTCAGAGGGTGGACACATAGCGGACGAACTGCCACAGATGCATAAGTGGTGGATAGCGAGTGACTACGGTACCAGCAACGCCACCACGTTTATTCTAGTGGGTTTGGGCACGGATAAGCGCATGTATGTCGTGCATGAATACTACCATAGTGGGGCAACGAAGGGCAAGGATCAGGACGGCAATGAGAATAGACAGAAGTCGCCGCAGCAGTACAGTCAAGATTTGAAGAAGTGGCTACAGCTATGCAACGCCATCGCGGGTGTCAATGTAGAGGGCACATATGAGCGCATATTCGTCGATCCATCGGCCAAGGGCTTTATGGTGCAGCTATGGACAGACGGGATCAAGCGTATTGCTCCTGCTGATAATGAGGTCAAGCTGGGAATAGAGCTTATCTCCTCACTCATCGGATCTGACCGCTTCCGAGTGCACCGACGGTGTAAGAACGTCCTTCGAGAATTGAGCAGCTATGTCTGGGACCCGAAAGCACAGAAGAAGGGGGAAGACAAACCGATGAAGACGGCGGACCATACGCTAGATCCGATCCGGTATGTCGCGAATTCCACTCGTACCATCTGGCAAGCCAAGGTTGCATCCTGACCGCCAATTGTGGCGGTCTTTTTGTATCCAGACCAAGCTACATACTTGACAAAGGTATACCGAGTGTGGTATAATGGAAATAAGAGGGAAAACAACAAATCAGGGGAGATGGTCGAAATGGTAAAGGTGACAATCAAGCGCAATCGCAAGTCGTACGAGGTAATCACAAATGCAAGTGAGCACAACTGCAACGTTGCACTGAATCGGGTGGCAATGGGCCTGCACAAGACACTAGCCGAGGCGCTGCAGCATTGGGGTTACGAGGCTGAGACAGTGAACATGCCAGAAGGTCCAGTGACATTCAAGAAGATCTAAGACAACTGGGGGCTTCGGCCCCCATCAACTAAAATTAGGGAGATGATCGGAATGGACCAGTTAGGGATATCGATGGAAGCTAGGATAACGCGGCACGTCAATACGATCAAGTGGTATATAGGACAGGGCATGGATGCCGACGAGGCAATCGCGGAGGTAAGAGAAGGTAGCATCTTTAGCGACGCAGTCTGGGATCGCATCACCAAACAAATAAAGGAGGAGGTCTAAAATGACAGAGCGCAAATATCAGCAAGTAATCGATGGGAATGAATGGATGGATCTGGTTGGCATATTGGAGGCTAATGGGTATATGATCGGGTTGAACAAGGTGAATACGGCAGGGGTGGTATTCAGTATCGATGATCCGGAGACAGGGGAAATCGGTACATACAACACACATCATAGGCTACTGATTGCTGACCAGCCACTGGATGACCTGCTGCAGATCGGCAATCTAGAGTCGTTCATGACCCTCAAGCTGGAAGAGTACGTATTTGAGAAGCCGACCCACGGAGATATCAACCACATCGTAGTGACCCGCATTATCGAAGGGGGCAACGATGCGGACGAATCCCACGTGATCGACGGCCAATTCGAGGCCAAAGTCGGCAATGAGTGGAAGCTATATAAAGCGGCATGCGTGAAGTATCTGCGTGATCACAGCAGGCTATAGACCACACGAACGGGACGCATGAGTATTACGGCGTCCATATTTCCACCTCCTTCTGAGCCGCTCCTGATGATCTGGGGCGGCTCTTTGTATATGACACCCTTGGGACATATGAGGACTAACACAGGGAGGTATTTGCAATGGGACAGCCAGTAGAGCACTATGTAAATGGTAAGCCAATCGCCGGAGATTTCTATCGTCTATCCACCGAAGAAAAGCCCACTGCAGCAGATGGGGCACGGGATGGTAGCGGCCTACTATTGGTCGATACCGGAGAAGTATTCGTGTTTTACTCTGGGGTATGGAGGACAGTCTAATGGACCTGATGACTTATGCTATGGCTAGGAACTACGTCGATAGGTTGGGTGGCAAGGAGCACTTCCCTATTAACCGCAGCAAGCACTATGCGGCGGCTTCGAATGGGGTAGATGTCGACGTCACCTATAGGACGATGTATCAGGTACTGGATGATTGCTTTACGTTGCAGTTAGTGTATGGCAACTTCTACAATGACGAGCGTACATCCGGCCTCAGCCCGTATACGATAAATGTCACTCTGGAGAAAGTGGAGTTCAATAGTCCGACCGTCAGACTCTACCCGTTCACATGGGACGGTGGATCATCCAATACAAAGACGGTAGCTCTGGGCGCTCTGGCCTTTTCGGACTACATGTCTACGGAGTTCAAGAAAGAGGACGTATTCGCGATTAGAACCCATGTGGTAGTGGGTGCCGGACAGAAATATCCGACAGGACTGATAGCCTTGGCCTCCAATGGAGAGGGCATGATGACTGGAGACCAAACGGAAGTGGCCGAGTGGACTGGTGTGATGGATAAGAATACTCTATCACCTATGGCCATACTGGCGACCCCGTCTAATAGCAGCTTTAAATCGGTGGCCCTGATCGGGGATAGCATCAGCATTGGGGCTGGTATGTCCAACGTGGCCATAGATGGCCGACCGCTCATTGGGGAAGTCGGGTTTATGCAGATTGGTGCCATGAGGGCGGGCCTTGGATATGTGAGTCTTGGCATGAATGGCCAGCGGTCGGACGGATTCATCAACAATGCACGCAGGAACCGGATGATGCTTGCACAGCGGTGTGATAAGGCCGTGGTCGAGTATGGGACCAACGATCTGGAGAACGGCACCACTCTTGAGAATATCAAGTCGTACCTGTCCAACATTTGGGAGGCCCTCCATGTTCGTGGTGTGAAGCAGATCTACCAGACCACTATCGTCCCTAGGACCACATCCACTGACAATTGGGCGACCACCACAAACCAGACTCCGACCAAAGCGGCTACATCTGGGGGACCCGACTCAACTAGGACACTGCTTAATGAGTGGATCAGGTCCAAGCCAAGTCCGTATTTGGCGGGCATTATCGACATCGCCCCAGCCACGGAGTATGGGGTGAATACTGGCCTATGGCTCCCGAATAAGACCCCCGATGGTATACATCCAAATACGCAGACCCATCAGGCCATGGCAGACATTCTGGCGGATGCAGTACGATAAGTACCGAGCCACCCCCGATATCCGGAGGGTGGTTCTTTTATGTTTACGTATGTGAGTATTTCACTGACATAGACGATGGGAGGAGATAGGCAATGATTAGGGAGTATGTATTAAAGGATGTCGTTAATGGATCGACCAGCACTACCAAGTCATGGGGTATCTCGATGGATCATATCACAGTATGCAATGATGACCAGTCGTACGATCTTAGTGTGGAGGTAGGTGACATGACCATCATTGCAAAACCGCTGGAGACGATAGAAGCTATGACTGAACCTTTCAGTTCTATCAATATCGTGGCTTCGGCTCCTTTCCGCATTTTTGTGCGGGATTTGCGCATAGTATAGGGGGTGTATTTATGTTGAAGAGGCGACCGCCAAAACAGGTGACCGTGCCAACACAGGTATCAGATCACCTGAAAGATTCATTCGTCAAGACCAATATCAAGCTCATCGGTGATAGCATCACGGCAGGTCAAGGCGGCACCGGATTCTCTGCCACGGGCGAAGCGATCGGCCAGACGATCTATAAGGCCAATGTCAACACGGCGACTTGCTGGGCAAACATGCTACGCAATCTCGTGGACGGGAACTACAATAGCAAGGAGCAAATGATCGACATCAGGAATCCGCAGCTAAAGTGGAGTATTTCAGCGCAGCCAGTGCGAGATGTGAACTGTCTTAACCATTGGAAAATCACCATTCCGAATACGAAAGCTGGCAATAAGGGCTTGCGTTGGAGGTTCTATGGTACGAGCTTCATTGTTGGATATGTGCGGGGCGTGAACTACGGTATACTCGATGTCATAGTGGACGGCGTCAAGATCGGTGAGCTGAGTGCATATGGCACATTCGGATATAGCCAGTCTACTGAGTTTACTGGTCTGACGGCTGGGTATCACTACGTGGAACTGCTGGAGACAGGACGCAAGGCCGCAGCATCCTCTGGATACAACGTCGTCATCGAGTATGTGTCGTTCACCAAGTCGGCAACCGTCCGGAATTGGGGTGTATCCGGTGTCACCACGCAATGGGCATATGAGAACCGGACTCACATCATCGCGGAAGGCGACGATTTCGTATTCATCCAGCTAGGCACAAATGAGAGAACATTCATGAGGACCATCAAGGCGAAGATCTACTACAGGGAGCTTATAGACCGTGCCCATGCAGTAGGTGCCAAGGTAATCGTAATGTCGGCCAGTCCTGCTGCAGTCGCAAATGAAACAGGCACCCACAAGATGGATGACATCGATAGGATGGCCAGAGACATCGCGAATGAGACAGGGTCTGGGTTCATCTCTAACTATGATGGATTCCTACAATACGCAATCGAGGCTGGTGTCACCATCGATAGCCTGCTGGGCGACGGACTACATCCGACAGACGCCGGATACAAGGTGATGTATGAGAACATAGCGAGGTCTTGCGGCCTCTCCATTCTACAAGACGGATTGACATATTGATATCTGGGCCACCCTTACTAATGCGGGGTGGCCTTTACTATTTATACAGGACGAAATCACAGGAGGTCTGGGATATGGGCTTATTGACTAGAAAGCAAGCAGTAATAGAAGCTGCAATACCACAGCAGATCGAGTTTATGATAGGCAATGGATATATACCGTCATGGGGGCTATTTAAGCGGTCCACAGGGTGGGAAGCCACGATCGAGAACTTGGAACTAACCAAGGCAGAGCAAGCAGATTATGAGGACAGATGGCATGCCCACCTGTTGAGAATGAAGGAGGGTTCACACTAATGCCACTACCATCTGGGAACATCTTACAGGAATGGCCACCGAAAGAACTCAAGGAGGTCAATGCCAAATACGCCGAATACGCATCGTGGTACAGCGGAGATCCTAACCAAATCGCTAATGTACAGCAATCGATGGTATATACACCGACCCCGAGAGGCAGGCACTGGGCGAAGGACGTAGGAGAAGAGCGTAGGGTCATGCTCCACATCCCGATAGCAGGAGATATAGCCAGTGTAAGTTCTGACCTGCTGTTCTCAGAAGCACCACGTATACTGATTCCGGATGCGCATATTGAGAATGCGAGTACTGCGGCCAAAAGGACACAGGATCGATTGGAAGAGCTTCTCAATTTTGGCGGCGTGTTCAATCGCCTGACCGAAGCAGCAGAGACTGGCGCGGCAATGGGCGGCGTCTACATCAAGCCTAACTGGGATACTGCCCTTTGCGATTTTCCAGTCCTGTCGATAGTACAGGCCGATAATGCAGTCCCAGTGTTTAAATGGGGGTTCCTGCAGAGCGTGACATTCTGGAAGACCGTCGAGGATGATGGGGATGTCGTATGGCGTCATTTGGAAAATCACGAAGTCGGCATGATCCTCAATGGTCTATATAAGGGCACGCGGGACACACTGGGCATACAAGTGGGGCTAGACGCTCACCCAGCCACGCGGGGCCTATTGGATCGCATCGATACAGGTCTGCAGACAATCGCTGTAAGATACATCCCCAATAAGCGTCCAAACCGTGTATTTAGGGGATCGGCGCTTGGGCAGTCTGACTATGCTGGATGTGAGGGTTTGTTCGATGCGCTGGATGAGGTATGGACGTCTTGGATACGTGACATCCGGCTGGGTCAGGGCCGTATTACTGTGCCGGAGATGTGGCTGGAGCGCGACGAGCTTGGTAGAGTGAAATTCGACGTAGATAGGGAGATATACACCACTCTTGACGTCGACCCGATCTCCGCACAAGGTATGGGTGCTATAATCAACCAATTCAAGATCCGTACGGAGGAACACAAAATCGCAGCGGAGCAACTAATCGATCGTATCGTCACCACTGCTGGATATTCTCCCCAGTCCTTTGGTCTTAATATAGAGGGCAGAGCAGAGAGCGGCACAGCTCTCAACATCAGAGAGCGCAAGTCGATGATGACCAAGGGCAAGAAGGAGCGGTTCTTCAAATCCGCAGTGGAGGATGTTCTGGAGATGATGCTCCACATCGACCGTGAGGTATTCAAATCTGGCATAGAACCAATGCGTCCTAATCTCGACTTCCAAGATTCGGCATCGTTCGATCTGGAGTCGGTGTCCAAATCGGTGGAACTGATCAATAGAGCACAAGCTGCAAGCATCCGCACTCGTGTTGCCATGGTCCATCCTGATTGGACCAAAGAGCAGATCGAGGAAGAGGCCAAGGCTATACTGTCGGAGGTTGGTATTGAGACCGTCGATGAGTCTGACCTGCCAGTATAATGACTATGTGAGGGTGGAGAGATCCACCCTTTCTTTATATCTACGGAGGTGCAAATATGGCGTACGCAGCAGGTAAGCAAGAGGAAGTTCTAAGGCGGATAAGGCAGATATACGCAGATGCAGAGGTATCTATCTTGTCTAGGATGGCAAAATTGCTAATATCTGGACCGGACAATGTCGATCATTGGACCACTAAGAAACTAGCCGACATCCGCAGAAACATGGCCCAGATAGAGGGCATTCTCAAGCAGTTGGATGGCGGTGTGAGCGAGGAGGCTCTGCAGGCTATCACCAATGCCTATATCAACGGGTATCAGGCAGCAGCGACTAGTGCGGCATCCGCTGGTATAACAACTACTGGGGCGACTGTCACTGCAATATCACAGGTGGGGGCGATGAATCTGTCGGCAGTGAATGCTTTGGCATCTGCGGCTGCAGGAAATCTGTCGGCCACGCACCTACCCATACTTCGATCGGCTAATGATGTCTATCGCCGCGCAATATTCGAGACTGCTTCATTGGTCAGTACTGGCACAATGACGAGGAAGCAGGCCACCCAAGCTGCCCTGAACAAGATGGCTGATGCGGGTCTGTCCGGATTCGTGGACGCCAAAGGGCGCAAGTGGGATATGGCCAGCTATGCAGAGATGTCCATTCGATCCGCCGTAGTACAGGCATCCGTCGACGGCCATGTGAAGCAACTATCCGAATATGGCCGAAATCTGGTCATCGTGTCGGAGCATACTAGGGAGTGTCCACTATGCAGGCCGTGGGAGGGAAAAGTCCTCTGTACTGATGGCTCAGACCCCAAGTACCCTACACTGGCAGCGGCCAGAACTGGCGGGCTATTCCACCCTAACTGCGGGCACACGATAAGTATCTATATCGATGGTGTCACAGAGATCCCCAAGAACACAGAGGACCCGATCGGATATGCGGCCCAGCAGAAGCAACGGTACAATGAGCGGGCCATCCGGAAATGGAAGAAACGGGAGGCCGTGGCCGTATTACCAGAGGATCAAGCATTCGCCCGATCCAAGGTACGGTCATGGCAGCAGGCCCAGCGCAAGCATCTGGATGGTAAGGACCTACCGCGCAAGTATGATAGAGAGCGCATAAGAGTATAGCACATGACGGCATATCTCTGTTAGTATTCGTGGCGAGGAGTTGAGGGTATATGGTGAAGATCAACGTTAGGTCTAAGGACGGGTACATAGAGATAGTGGCGGATGGGCATGCAAACTCTGCGCCACACGGGCAGGACATCATCTGCGCATCCGTATCAGCTATCCTACAGACCGCCATATTGGGGCTAGAGGCGATCGCTGATCAATATCCCGACCGTGTGCAAATGCGCTACGATAGCGCTGAATAAATAATCGGTACTGCGTACGTAGCAGGGTAAAAATTCGGAGGTGTGACAATGTTCAAGGCAAAATGGCAGTTAAATTTACAGATGTTCAACGATGGCGGTGAAGGTGGTGCAGGTGCTGGGAACGGCGCAGGCGGTGCTGGATCTGGTGAAGGTGGTAGTGGTAGTGGTGAAGGTTCTGGCGGTAACGGCGGACAAAATCACTCTGGCACCGGAGGTCAAGGAGGTAGCGGTGGTGAGGTAAAACCTTACTTATCGTTTCCGGATGAGGCCAGCTTCATGTCACGCATTAAACGCGAGGGCAGCAAACAGGTTGGGGAGTTCCTAAAGGGCTTGGGATTTGAGAAGCAGGAAGACCTCAAGACCATCATCGACACGCATCAGGCGAATATCGAGGCTGGCAAGACTGAACTGCAGAAGGAGAAAGATCGTAATGCCGCTCTTGAGAAGGAGCGCAACACGGCGATCGAGACTTCCAATGCTATCTTGCGCAAGGCAGATGCAAAATTGCAGGCTGCAGCGTTGGGTATCAAACCAGAGCGCGTGGATTATGCTCTGAAACTCGCTAATATTGATGCCGTGGAGGTCAAAGATGGTGTGGTTGACAATGCAGCCATTAAGGCTGCTCTAGAAGCCGTACTAAAGGACCTGCCGGAATTAAAAGGCGTGGCAGTACCACCTGCTGGCGGTGGGGATTTCGGCGGAGGTAGCGGTGGGGGCGGCAAGCCACCATTGACCATGGAGCTAATTCGTGGGATGACTACTGCGGAATCCGAAGCTAGATTGCCTGAGATCATGGAGTTCCTATCTAAGAATAGCAACAACTGATCACAGAGCACCATTCGAGGAGTGACGCAAAAATGAAGAGCAAGAAGAGCAAAATCTTGGGTCTAATGGGCGGTTTGAACCTCCAAATGTTCACGCTCAATAATTTCATCCCACAAGTATGGTCCGCACAACTACTGGTAAGCCTGAAAAAGGCACTAGTATACGGACAAACTGGTATCGTTAACCGCGATTACCAAGGCGAGATCACCGCATACGGCGATACTGTCAAGATCAATGATATCGGTGCTGTAACGATTGGTGATTACACCAAGAATACGAACATCGAAGATCCAGAGGCGCTGACAGATGCCACTCGTACTTTGCAGATCACGCAAGCGAAATACTTCAACTTCCAAGTTGATGATATCGACCGTGCACAGCAAAATCCGAAGGTTATGGCACAGGCGATGGTAGAGGCAGCGTATGCTCTGCGCGACGTAGCTGACCAATTCATCGCATCGCAGCATGTAGGCGTAGCTGCCTCGAACACGATCGGTGATGACACGACTCCAGTCGTGGCCACTAAAGCCGACGCGTATGAGTATCTCGTGGATCTGTCGGTCAAGCTGGATGAGGCGAACGTCCCTGAGAATGGCCGCTTCGTTGTAATCCCACCTTGGTATGAGGGCCTCATGCTGAAAGACGATCGTTTCGTCCAGAATGGTACGACTTCCGGTGTGGAGACTTTGATGAATGGCCAGATCGGCGCTGCTGCTGGCTTCAACATTCTTAAGTCTAACAACGTGCCTAACACTGCTGGCACTAAGTACAAGATCATCGCTGGCTACAATGGCGCGATTTCGTACGCTGAGCAGGTAAACCAAGTGGAAGGCTACCGTCCAGAGAAGCGATTCGCAGATGCGGTCAAAGGTTTGCACCTGTACGGTGCGAAGCTGGTACGCCCTACTGGTATCGCAGTAATGACGGCCAACAAAGCCTAGTCTCATAAGTAGTAATGCCCAGTAGTGCTTGGTAATTCCGAGTGTTACTGGGCACTACCATGAAGCAATAAAGCCCTGACGACGATGCGGTAAGGTCGCTGGGGCTTTTTAATATCAAACCATTAATGGAGGTTGGAAATATGCCGATTATTCGCAATAAGAACACTGGCGTAGTTAACGAAGTCAAGGAGGAGGTAGCGGAATACTACCTGAAATTCGAGCGTGATGATTACGAGTTGGTAGACGGCGACATCAATAAAGCACCAGCGGGCGCTCCGGAGGACACTGGCAGCGGCAAAACCGTCGATGAGATGGAATACCCCGAGCTACAGGCATTGGCCAAGTTATTGGGGATTCCGGCGACTGGCGGCAAAGATAAGCTGATTGTGGCAATTAAGGAAGCACAAGCAGCAGAATAAGAGGTGATAGGTCATGGCAGTATATGCTACTAAAGCCGATCTGGCCGCATACCTAGAATTGGACGAGGCATCATTGGAACCCGAGTCTGGCAGACTCTTGCGCTTGGCCAGTGAACTCATCGATTACGTATCCCTCAATCGGGTGGATGTCGATAATGTGGCCATGATGGAGAAGGTGAAGGACGCCACGTGTGCCCAAGTGGAGTACTGGTTGGAGACTGGCGACGCCAATGGCATCGTAGCACAGGCATCGAAGATGGGCTTTGGCTCATTCTCCATGGATGGCAGTCTCTCGATGTTCGGTCCACGCGCTAGGCAGGCATTGACCACGATCGGCCTGACCTATCGCGGGGTGCAGCAATCCACCAGACGGTCATCACTCCACGACACATTCTTCGATCCAAGGGGTGTGTGGCGATGATTATACCAGCGTTTCTATTGAAGCAGAAGGTATCTATAGAACCGTTTATGGGGGCCACTGGCAGGGGTGAACAATTCGGCGAGGCATTTGTAGAGAAGGGTCGATTCGAGCAGGAGCAGAAACTGATGAGGGACGCCACAGGAGCCAGTATCCTGTGTGCCGCTGTCCTATTTGTCAGGCCCAATACCCGTATCAAAGTACAGGATCGGGTCACATACGGCGGAATTCAGTATACTGTGAAATTCGTATCCCCACGCTTGGCACTGTCGGCCCCGTCCCATGTGGAGGTGCGTTTGCAATGAGCACTAGGAATAGAGCCAGTGTTCGTGTGAGTTGGAATGATCGGAATGCCAATCTGGTCAGGGAGGGTGCCTTGGAGGGTCTCAATGATGCCCTCCACTATCTGCTTGGGGAGTCCAACAAGATCGTACCCTTGGACGAGAGCACTCTACAATCATCCGGTGCTGTGTCTGTAGACCGTGGCAGTATGAAGGGTGTGGTCAGTTACGACACCCCCTATGCGGCACGTCTGCACGAGCATCCAGAATACAAATTCCAACGGGGCCGAGAGGGCAAATGGCTGGAGAAGACGTGGAGAACCAAGAGGGCGGTGGCCATCAGGTTAATTCGCAATGGTATCAGTAGGAGGATGGGTGATCTTTGATGCTGGTAGAGGATATAGCGACACATCTCACCATCGAGGGTATTGGGGTCTATGATCCGGATGGTACAACTGGCGACATCTTCATTGCGTTCCTGCCAGCATCCCCAAATGCGTGCATATCGATATACGACACTGGCGGGCAAGGTAGCGAACTCCCTCAGGACCACATCCGAGCAATTCAGATTATGGTCAGAGGGTCAGAATACCAATCGGTCAATTCGAAAGCTTGGGAGGTCTACCGGAGCGTCCGAGGGGCCGCATCCGTGAATGGTAGGCGGATTGTCAATCGGGCCGTGGGCGTACCATCCAGCATCGGACAAGACGACAATAAACGCTATGAATTCAGCATCAACTTCGAGATGTGGACCATAGGCGATTAGGGGTGATCCGGAATGAAGGTAAGAACAAAGCAGAAGAATGGCCGAGTGGGTTTGAATCGCGACTATTGGGATGTAAAAAACCACGTCGCAGTCATCCCCGATGAAGCGGCCAAGGTGCTATTGGAGCGGCACCCAGAAGAGTTCCAACAATACGAAAAAGAGGAAGTGACCGAAGATGGCAGTATCTAATGAAACGAAGATCCTAGGTATCAATGACCTTAAGATCTCCGAATTGATGGTGGATGATTCCACGACCCTGACGTATGACACGCCTGTAGACGTACCGGGTATCACGAACTTGCAGGTATCGCCTAACTTCGTGGAGAAGGAGCTGCGCGGTGATGAGACAGTGTTGGATAAGTACTCCAAATTGGACTCGATCAACTGGTCCATCTCTAACGTCATCATGTCGCTTGACGCTCTGGCAGTCATGATCGGCGGTACAGTGGCGACATCCGGCGTCACTCCTGCGGAGAAGAAGACGTACACTCTGCTCAGTTCCGACCTTCCGAAGTACTTCAAGATGGAAGGCCAATCGGAATATTCTGATGCAGGTGACGTGCACGTGATCCTGTTCAAATGCAAGGCATCCAGCGTACAATACGAGCTGCGTGGTGAAGATTACGCGACTGTGACGGCATCCGGCACGGGCATCGGCACCAAGAAAGACAAAAAGATCAAGGAAATCGTGATCAACGAAGCGGTTACTCCTATCGAATAGCTCGATTGAAACCAGCAACTCCCGAGACCTACTATTAATCCAGTAGGTCTTTTATTTATATTACGAACCATGGAGGTATGGACGATGGACATAGGTAGAAATAGCAATGTAAGAGATGTACTGGCCACCTATAGTGAGGTGGAATTGAAGGGCAGCGTCTATAAGGTAGATTTCAGCCTGTATGCATTCGCTCTGATCGAGGATGATTATGGCGATGTTGATACGCTATTAGCCAAGGTATCAAAGGGTAGCGCCAAAGCTACTATCGCTCTGCTCTGGGCGGGCCTGCAGACGCACCATCCGGGAATTACCCGTGATGAAGTGGGCGTGCTTGCCAATCTTAAGGACATGGCGAAGATTGCATCCGCTATCTATGCTAACGCTGGGAAGAACATCCCACAGCCAAAGCCCAATCGCCAGCAGCGGAGGGCAGCAGAAAGAAAAAACTAACGGACCCACCCGAGGGAGAGATCCAAGGGTGGGATTGGGTGTGGCTATACTACCTTGGCACGGTCATCTTGGGTATGTCAGACTACGATTTCTGGAGATGTTCACCGAGAAGGCTGGATGCACTCTATGACAAGCATCTAGAAATCTCCGGTGTGGACACTACTACCGAGGGTGAATCGAGTCAGGAGGATAGTGTACGATCAATCATGAGTTGGTAGAGAGAGGGGTGCTAATATGGCACTGCAAGTAGGCGAGTTATTCGCAGAACTGGGCGTGGATATGTCCGAGTTCAACAGGGGTATGGGGGAGGCGAGGCGAGATCTCAACTCCCTCTCCACCCAAGCAAGGCGGGATTTCGCTAGTATTGGGAATTCCGCTAAGTTGTATTTAGGGATAGCTGCCGCTGCACTAACAGGCTTGGCCACGGCAGCGGTCGCCACAGGTATCGAATTTAACGCATTGGGTGAGCAGGCGGAGGTCGCATTTACCACGCTTCTTGGGTCAGCCGAAGCAGCAAAGGACATGATAGAAGACCTCAAGCGCACGGCCAGAGATACGCCATATGAATTCATCGGTCTGCAGAACTCCGCTAAGCTTTTGCTGGCTATGGGCTTCTCCGCAGAGCAGGTCCAACCCGCTATTTTGACCTTGGGTGATGCAGTGGCCGCAATAGGTGGTAACGAGGACACCCTCAAAGGTGTAACTCTAGCATTAGGCCAGATGCTCACCAAGGGCAAGGTATCTGCGGAGGAGATGAATCAACTAGCCGAACGGGGCATCGCCGCTTGGGATCTGATGGCCGAGGCTCTGGGCAGGACCAAAGCAGAATTGATGAAGGCAGCAGAAGAGGGCAAACTACTAGCAAGCGAAGGTTTACCTGCTCTACTCACTAGCATGCAGGAGAGGTATGCTGGGGCTATGAAGGCGCAATCTGATACATTCATAGGTATGACATCCATCCTGAAGGATAGTCTGGTGATGACTCTGGGCGAGATCACAGAGGGTCTATTCGGAGAATTGATAGACGATATGGATGGGGTCATCAAGAAGTTCAATGAGTTGAGTGAAAGCGGCGAATTGGGCGAATGGGCCGACGACATGGGTGAGAAGCTGGTAAGCGCATATGAAACTATCAAGGAGTTCGGTGCTGCTGCCATCGATCTCGCCCAAGGCATTCAAGAGAACTGGTCGGCCATAGAGCCTACCATAGCAGTGGTGGTGGCTGGATTTATATCTATGAAGGTCATAGGCACTATCACTACCCTCTGGAAGGGATATAGGACAGCAGTTCTGGCGGCTACGGCAGCACAGACCGGATTCCTCACTGTTATAGGCCCCGTACGTCTGGCCTTTATAGCCATAGCCACTCTGGCGGGGATTGCAGCACTCAATACCAAGAACTACTCCGAGGCTGCAGATCAGGCGGCGAGGGATACGTTCCGATTCGCCCAGAGTATAGGGGAGCTGAACGACAAACTGAGCGAGGACCCTCTGGAGCGCAGTGCGGAAGAGGCGGAGAAGCTGCAGGATGATATCAATGCGGTGAATGACCTCCTGATCGAGCAGAAGAAACTGCAGGATGATATAGCCCTAGCTTCCGCCAATATGTCCAGAGGTCTTAATATCCAAGGCGAGAAGGAGGGCGATACGAGGAAGCTGGCGGAGGACTTTGGTAGGCTGAATGCCGCACTAAAGGGTGTCAATGATCGTCTGGCCGTCTTCAATATCACCAGCGCGGAGACAGGGCAGAAGGTACTAGCACAGATGACAGAAGGTCTCAACCAATCGGTAAATGGCTTGCTCGATCTGCGCGAAGCTGAGATATCCGAGCTTGGTGTCAAGAACCAACAGGTATTGACCAATGAGCGCCTGCGTGACCGCTATTTCGAACTGATCGGGATCGGCAATCTGGATATCCAGCAGAAGTCAGAGCTGTACGATGTGGTCGATCAACTACTCCAGCAGTACCCATCGCTATTGGCGGCACAGGATGATGAAGGCCGTATGATCATTCATAATACCGACCTGCTGAAATCGAAGATCACTGCGGATAAGGAGTGGGTGGCATCCTCCACTCAGGGTATGAGGACATATCTGGAGAACTTGCGTAAGAGCACCACGGCACAATCCGACCAGATACGTATTCAGATTCAGAACGTACTGGCACTGGCCAAAGCTCATAATGCCGTGGCGCAATCCCAAAAGACCGCTGCAGAAGCAGCGAATAAGGCGGCTAATTCTGATCCTAGGTTCAGGGGTATTAAGATCACTGATAACAGCGCCTTTAATAAGACTGTGACTGGCAACCTGCAAGACCTGAATTCCGGTTTCTCGACCATTAGTGACTCTGTGACCGAATCTGTGGATGCTGGCAAACTCAAGAGTCTGAACGACGAACTGAACGCCACAGAAGCAGCCATCAACAATATAGATAAGGCATTAGCAGAGCTAGCAGGCGGCGGAGCCAAGAAAAATCCCTTCGACGGTCTGGGAGGCGATCCATATGCTGCGCCATCCAAGGACACCAAATCTGCGGCATCGAGTGCCACGGGTTCCAAAGAAGATCCTCTACAGGTAGCCTTCGACGAGGAAATAGCGCGGATAAGGTATCAAGCGGAGATGTATGATTGGTCGGCAGATCAACAGATCGCAGCTCTGGAGAAGGTGCGTGTCAAGCACAAAGCCTATCTATCCGGCAATATCGAGGATGAACGATCAATACTCCTACAGATCAAGGATCTGCACGAACAGGTATATTCCGATGCGTTTAATGCCTCTGTGAGGTGGATAGATGAGCGGAAGTATTACAACCAACTCAGTCTGGAGGAGGAATTGGCGGCGTGGCGGCGAATGTCGGTACGGTACAAGCAGGGATCGGACGAGCGCACACAGATCGACCGTGAGGTATACCGGGTCCAGAAGGAGATCCACGAGCAGCGTATAGCCGATCTTGAGGCGGAATCTGACAAGATGGTGGATGCGGCCCAGAAGCAACTGGAAGCCCTGACTGCACAGTTGGATGCACAAGCAGATGAGGTACGGGACGCAGCCGATCAGAGGATCGAGAACCTGCGGCAACAGATACAGTCGGTTAATGACGAGCTGGAGCGGCAATTGAACCTCTACAATGAGCAACTAAAAGCACTCAATAAACTGGTCGAGCAGGAGGACCGAGCAAAAGAGGCAGATCAGTTTAATCAACGTGTCGCTGCCTTGCAGGATCAGATCAAGTGGTACGAGGAGCAGGGCGCGGACAAATTCGCATTCGAAATCGCAGCTATCAATCGTCAGATTCGTGATGAGCAGGAAGCATGGAGCGACCAACTCCGAGATTGGGAAGTGGAAGATCAGAAATCTGCTATTCAAGACGCGATCGACAAGGCGCGTGATGAAGCGGATGGAAAGATTGACAACATCAACGACCGAATCGATCAGGTGGAAGCAGAGCGCGATGCGGCATTGGCACAGTTGGAAGAGGAGAAACGTAGGGCACAAGCAGCATTCGAGAATGCAAGGGATCTGGCGGCACAGCTAGAAGCGGCACAAATAGCGGCCCAGAAGCCTCCTGCAGTGGGCAATACGCTGTCTCCACAATCCAAGATCCAAACTACTGCTACCGAGAGCGATAAGACTACAAAGGCGATTACTGATGCGATTGCTGCAGCATCCCTCAAATCGATCACTGTAATCACTGAGGTCGACAGCGAGAAGGTAGCAGAAAAGACGATACCAATCATTGGGTCGTCATTATCACAGCCTATACGAGCATTTTAAGGAGGAATAAGTATGGATTATCAAGCTACGATGTGGCAGGCTCAGCTTGTCGATGGTACCAAATTGCGTGGAGGGCAGACAAACCTGTTCTCCGATGATCAAAACGTGGCAGCAGTGCCGCTGGACCAAATCAAGATTTTCAGTGTGTCGCACAACACATTCACGCATACCTACTATGTCCCATTGAAAGTGTGGTACGTAGACGGCATCCCATGGATGGATCGACCGGAGACAGTCGAGTATGGCCTGCAGGACGGGTCGGTACTGACCGTGTCTATGGACAGCAGCAATCTGGTATTAAACCAGAGATAGGAGGCAGCACATGCCAACGGAAATCGGAAGTATAGACAGACTAGAACTGGACAATGACATCAAGCTGCATGAATCTGGAGAGTACTACGAAGCGGGTAACGGCCTTACCCGCTCTCGCTTTTATCAGAGCGGGAATAAAGTCGTAATCTCCAATGGTGGTGAGGATATCACTTGGGTCCCATCGGGCATCAAGTATATCGATTCCAGCGGTATGGAGGATCTGGTGTACACTGTGCAGGATGTACCGATGGAAGCCAAGGCGAACTACGTCAGGTATAATCGGGCGACCCCAGATGTGGACGACTGGTTTATTCAGGAGAACGGGGCATTGAAGCACCAGATCTTGGTACAAGGTTTCCATCGTGAACCTATGCCATGGTTGAGTGGGGGCATACAGTTCGCGGTAGGTGGTAGACTTACATTCTCCGACTATCTGCGCGTGCGGGCCGATGGTCTGGTCATTGAGGGTCCATTCTCCACTAGTGGGGCAATCGACATCATTGATAGCGAAGATCGCATCATCTTCACTCTGCCGGAGATCGTAGTATTCGACAGCAGGATACCAGTCCGTAATAGCACGACTGGTGGGTATGCCATCACCGTTAATGAAGGTGGCCTTCTGGAGTTCAGCGTTACGGTAGATAATGAGTGGATGACCAGCAGCCAGCAGGTGTATCCCATCATTATTGACCCAACCGTAACCGTAGCTGCCACTGTATCCTTGGGGAGTGCAATCGGTAGGACAATGGGACGACTGTCGAATGGGTGGTTGGTATGTACAGCATCCGCAGGAACGAGCGGCGCTACTGGGCAGATGAACTTCTACAAGTCAACCGACAAGGGCCAAACATGGTCCCAGATGTTCTCTATTACCCCATCGGCCCCCTCCGGCACTAATGGTGGGTTTGGATGGGGATCGCCGCGCATAGAGGTAAACGGCACCAAGATACTTATAAGCCACATCCTGTGGAACTATACAAATGGGGGCACTTCTGGACAGGAACAAGGGAACAACTACCTATACTTCTTCAAGATCGACTGCACAACTGTGGCCAACTCCAATCAGTGGGGCCATGCTAGCAGGAGAGGCCCATTAGTGACACGCAGTTCAAATAGGTCGGATGCGACATATGGTGGCACCGCCATTCACATGGGTCCTGATGGAGTATATCACCTACTGGCGACCCTATCACCGAATAACACCTCATTCAGCGATTCCTTTAATCGGAAGGAACTCTTGTATGGATCGTCCAGTGACGGTGGCAACACGTGGACATCGATGCTCAGATTGACTGCGGCATCCAGCTCATCGACTGTCGTATCGTTCGATATCAACACTAATGCGAATGGTGTACCAGTAGTCGTGTATACGTATGATGGCGGGTCTTCCGGCGTACCTATGGTGTCCTCTCCTGCGATCACCAGTGGGTCAGCTCCCCCAGATTTTCCGACATGGAAGTACAGGACTGTGTTCGATGGTACATTCGGTGTATATCCATATGTGGGTGGCCTAGTTAGGGATACGGATGGTGTACTATGGGCGTTCTATGGTATGGCCAGCGACAGCAGTGCATCCTCCTATACTGTAAGGGCGTATACCTCGTCTGATTCCTTCAACACCATCAGCGGCGGCTTGATATATACGGGTGACAACAAGCAGATACAGGTGCCCACATCCACCATCGATTATACTGGAGCAGTGACGGTCATATTCGGGGCTGGTGTCAACTTATTCACCATGACAAGGCCGTATGGAGGCTCATGGGGGAGTGCAGTGCCCATTACCACATCGCTCAGCGCGGGATCGTACAATGCCCCCGCGTTATGTGATGACACTCGATTCTTCGGGTATATCCAGAGTGGGTCTCTAATCTGCAGTTGGACATTCATCAATCATGCGCCAGCAGCACCTATCAATCTGACTCGCGGCAACTACAATGCCACTACAGCGGCTACTTATACGTGGTCCTTCTCTGATGTGAACGCGGGGGACGTGCAGTCGGCTGCAGAAGTAGAGATCCGAAGGGTATCCAATGGTGCGGTAATCACTACTGGAAAAATGTCTGGATCTACTCAGGCGTATGTAGCTCCGGCCAATCTGCTCGTGAACGGCCAGCAATATCAGTGGCGCGTACGGACGTGGGATAGCTATAATGACGTGGGGCCATGGAGTGGATACGCGACCTTCTGGACGGCTGCATCACCTACGGCCACGATCACCAGCCCTACCGCAAATCAGGTCATCCAGACGCCATCTACCGTGGTCAACTGGGGATTCTCCGATCCTGCTGCATTCCCGCAGGCGCAATATCAAGTCAGGGTGTACAATGTCTCCGGCGTGGTGGTTTGGGATAGCGGTTTGATCTCTAGCCCGTCCGCTCGTAATGTCACTACTGGCAACGTCTTGGGTAATGGCCAGCAATATCGGATCACCGTAGTCCTATACAACGACAAGGGTGTGGCTAGTAATGCAGCAGAGGTATGGATAAACATCTCGTACATTGCACCTCCAGCACCGGAAGTCACCATTCTGCCCATGGACCGTTTCAGCCGTGTGTCGATAGTGAACCCAGCTAGCAGCGACCCATCGGTTCAGTATAACGACATCTACAGAAGAGAACAAGGCCAGCAAGAATGGGTGAGGATAGCTACCCAGATACCAGCTAGTGGATGGGAATATGTGGCCGGACAGTTAGTAAGCGAGGCTAATTTCGTCGGGAAAATTACGGGGAGCGTCGTGGAGAATGCGAATATATCGAAGAATACCGCTACTACGTCGTTAACATCTCCGTTAGTCGCTTGGTTTGCCGAAGAAACCAATACGCAATATACGAACTTGGCGTCTTTAAACGGTGCAGTAACTACGCATCAAAACAGTTCAAACGGTAACATAATCCAAAACCTTTTCTCTTTCGATCTAATCCAACACACTATCCGCAAATGGGGCGCGGACGTATTCGGAGCGGAGGTAACAACAGCAGAACGAGTTACGTGGTTGAAGGCGAATATTACGAGACTAGCGGCGAATTGGTACGGTTTTGGTAGCGGACCTGCGGGAAATAAGGCAACGTTTGCAATGTGGAACGTGGTCAGCTTGAGCTATGCAACCTCTGGCGACAGGCATGAATCGACCACAAGCGGGGCGGTTACAAAACTTCCGATATTCTCCACTCCCGTCACCGTTCCGCAGTCAATAGACGATAACGGGTTCATGCATGCAATCGCCTACGCAGACGCATCGGACGGCGTGACCGCATCGACGATCAACACGGATTTCGTCGAGCTGGAAGTAACGCTTGCTGGAATAAATGTGGCCGTTCCATCCACATTCGACGATTATACCGTCAAATCCGGCGTGATCTACGAGTACCAAGTGGTGGCTGTGGGGTCGAATGGGGCGCCAGCTTCGTCGGACATCGCATCCGGAGTGACTGACTTCTCTGGAGTAGTCTTGTACGATGTCTCCGATCCGGCAGGTACTATCTGCACATTTGCGTACGATGGCGGCGGCAAGAGCCACTCGTGGGAGCCAGAGTCGGCCATGATGCAATTCCAAGGTCGCGAGGCCCCAGTAGTCGAATTTGGACGTTCGGAGAGTACATCCGTGACCTTCACGATAGACATGGCTAGGGACAGGGAAGACCTGAACAAACTGTCTGCCCTAGTGCGCAGAAAAGCTATCCTGTGCTACCGAGATGGTCGGGGAGTATCAGTATTTGGCGTAGTGCAGCGGCTACCATATACCGATGAGATATTCGGATATACGGCATCTGTCGAAGTACTTAAGGTGTCGTATACTGAGGAGGTATAAGAATGCAAAACCTAGCTAGGAATGGCTTTAGTTATCAAGACGTGTCGAATGCCCTGCATAATCACAGCAGGGCTTTAGACTTCCGATTCGACCTGCTTGACAATAACAACCAAATCCTACGTGCGCTGGACAATGTCTTAGAGTCCAGCGTCACTCTTAATGTCGAAGGTGAGATCAAAAGGACGGCCAAATTCTCCATAGTGGATGACGACAGCATCAACTTCCTGTCGCAGAGGATAAAGCCATACGCGCGGGTGCTCGTTACTGGCCAGCGTAGAGTACTAAAACCAGCAACTTGGAAACGGGTGGTCAACATGACACCCGTCACCGACGGAATGGAGAAAACGGGTGGGGAAAATCTGGTCTATGATGCCGCATTGACCTCCAGCGAAGTAATAGACTCCAGAGGCGGATACGCCGAATTTACTGCAGCTACGGTCAATGGTCGGATAGTTCTCGGATTGGGGTCTGATAACCCTGAGGTCGGATATACCACGATAAGCCATGCTATACATTTGTCTGGCACCTCGCTCCTTCAGATATTCGAAAATGGAACAAGTAAAGGAACCGTAGGAACATACGTGGTCGGAGATGTTATCAGAGTAACAGTCGAAGAAGGGGTGGTGAGATGGTATAAAAATGATAATTTGATCTACACTTCATCTACTACGCCCCCTTCCCCGCTTTACTTCAGGGCATCTGTGGCCACTGTGGGAACAGTGGTATCCAACGTCAGGATGACTCAGTATGGGGCTCAAACCGATTGGGTGGAGTTTCCTTTAGGGGTGTTCCTGCTATCCACTCCGACCCGTAGATCTACTCCAACTGGCACCGTGACTAGGGAGATCGAGGCATACGACCAATTGCAAATTCTGAAAGATGACAAGGTCACTGGTAGGTATCTGGTGGCATCCGGCACGTCCTATACTGCAGCCATAAAGTCCCTGATGGACACCTCCGGCATCGTAAACCAAAATATAGCTCCATCTACCAAGACGATGCCTGTCGATAGGGAGTGGGAGGCAGGCTCATCTAAACTGACCATCATCAACGAATTACTATCTGCACTGAATTATGACGCTCTCTTCTTCGATGAAGATGGCATAGCAGTATGCAGACCTTATGTCACCCCAGATTCTCGAACTTCCGAATACACATATGCAGATGATAGCCGAAGCGTCATATTTCCAGACTCCGAAGAAACGTTAGACTGGTTCAGTGTGCCGAATCAGTTCGTGCTGGTGGTGAGTCAGGTGGATAGGCCAGTGCTAAAGTCGGTGTACACCAATAGCTCATCCGCATCCCCCACATCGACTGTAAGTCGTGGCCGTACGATCGTCGAATACATGCTCGTGGATGCCGCTGATCAGGCCACTCTGGATGGTCTGGCGCAGGCTGCGGCATTTAAGGCATCGCAGGTCTACCAGACCATCACCATGCAGACGGCGCTCATGCCGCATCACAGCCATAACGACATCCTCACTATTGTGCTATCCAACATGGATATCAACGCCAAGTACGAGGAGATCGGATGGACTATGGTGCTCAAGGCGGGGGCTAGGATGTCCCACACGGTACGTAGAGTAGTAACAGTTTAGGAGGTGGTAAAACATGGACAGATTTATCAATAGGTTAGGAGAGATGGCCGAGAAGATCGTAGATAGAAAACTATCGGCCCCCTCAGATTTCACCAGTGCCACCACACGATTCGGCACTGTGACGGATGCGATTGGAAGACCGCAAGTCCTGCTCGATGGTGATGATGTCCCATCGGGCAAAAGATACCCACATCTCACGTCGTATATACCTACCATTGGTGATCGTGTGCTACTATCCCGCGATAGTGGCGGTACATGGATAGTGATAGGTAAACTGGCGGAATCCTCCACTCCCGCTGTATGGGTAGCGCCGACATTGGAGAACGGCTGGAGTAACTTCGGCGGGGCATGGGTCCCAGCAGGATATATGAAGGATTCTAATGGGATAGTTCACCTCCGTGGCCTCCTTCGACCGGGAACTATGGTTGCCGGGACCCCAATATTCACACTACCAACGGGATTCCGCCCAGTAAGTAATGAGATGTTTCCTGTAGCATCCTATCTGGGTGGAACTGGTTATGTAGGAGGAACTACGGAAGTATATCCGAATGGACAGGTCCGAGTGTTGACGGGGGGAACCGACCATTTCTCTATAAGTGGGATATCGTTTTCTATCATATAAAAGGAGGAATAAGACATGGCTATCGTTGAAAGAGCATATTGCAATGTTGACCAATGGCATGCAGCAGGATTTACAGGCTCTGGCATCAAGATCTTGGTATACGAAGTGGGTAGTCCCACGATGAGGAACTATCCGGACTATGGTGGCAAGGTGAAGGACCCATTAGGCACCTGCTTTGGCGTCAAGGAAGGCACCCACATGGAGAATGTGGTCGACACGGCTCTGTTCTTCGCTCCCGGCATCTCCGAAGTCATCTTGTGGCGTGATGGGCTTACATCCGCGCTGCAATACTGTCTCGATAACGACGTGGACATCATGAACTATTCGGCCACTGGAGGCACGATCACCCCAGAATTCGACGCATTGGAAGAGGCGTGCATGGCCAATGGCACATTCTTCGTGTGTAGCGCTGGCAATGAAGGTGATGATGGGCTGACCACTTTCTCCCGCAAGAATTCGTGGCTGAGTGTTGGGGCAGTCCGGATGAATGGTGGGATTGCGACTCGCACTCACTACTCATCCTATGATTCCTATGGCACAGACCTTGATATCATGGCCTTTGGCGATCTGATGCTGCCGAGCACTCACTATGAAAATCAGGTAAAAGGGGTTAGTGGCACCAGCTTTGCCTCTCCCGCCATGGTTGGAATGATTGCCTGCTTCAAGCAGAGATTTATCGAACTGAACGGCAGGAAGCCGACTTGGACTGAGACCTACAATTTCGTGATAGACAATGCACGGGACATGGAGAACGAG